CCATTGAACTATACCTCTATTTCCAACTGCCAATTAATAATAACATAATTGTAAAATCTTGTAAATAAAAAATTAATAAATATTATAAATAAGTTTTTTGTGATGTTAACCTATACGAATTATTTCAATATTCATAATTTAGAGTAGAAGGAGGAATTTAATGAATAAATTAGAGTTAGGTATTTCATCAATAAAATGCCAAGAATTTAGAAAGATATATCCAATTGTTAAAGCTTTTCACTCTGGAACTATCTTTGAAGA